GCGTTTCACCGCCATTACGCAAGGCCACAGCGCGAGCGACTACTTCAGTGGTGGTGAGAGGCAGACCGCCGACACGCTCACCGCGAGCCTTCTTTGCCTGAGCCGCCTCACGGCAACGCTCACGAATGCGCTCACGCTCGAACTCAGCCACCGCCGCCACAATGGAAGCCTGAAGGCGGCCTACAGGCGTAGTGGTGGAAAGGCCGAGGTCGCCAATGACAACCGACCAGCCCTCGCGCTCAGACTTTGCGAGCAGTGTTGAGAAATCGAGAAGCGAACGGCTCAGCCTGTCGAGTTTTGACACGACCAGCACTTGAGCCTCGCCAGCCTTGAGCCGCACCAGCGCCTCAGTGAGCAGAGGCCGAGCCTTGACGCTCTTACCTGACTTCACCTCAGTCAGCACTTCGACAACCTCGAGGCCATTCTGAAGAGCCAGCGCCTCACAGGTCGCCGCCTGGTGCTCGAGCGAGAGACCGCTACGGCCTTGCTCTTGGCTCGAAACTCGCGTGTAGATCAGTGCCTTCATTGTGTCTGCCTTCCCTCTGTCTTAGTGTTTACACTATCACAGAAATACAGAGGCACAAGTCACTTTGTAAATGGGTAGTCAAGTGACTAGTCAGCGACTACTCAGGTGGCTATTCAGGTGAGTAGTCAGGCCTCGAGGCGATAGGTGACGCGCCGAGCGCCGCCAGAGGCCTCTAGAAGCCGTTTTCAGCCCCTCTAGAGGGCTTTGCCTAGTCTCCGCCTACGCCACCAGGCGCGGCGCTTTGAGACTGTCTCAGCCTCTTCAGGGTGACTACTCACTTGACTAGTCGCCTGACTATTCAGGCTCAGTGTCTCTGTCAGCCTCGAAAGTGTCGCCAGAGCAGGCGCGGCGACCTCTTGCCAGACCTTCAGAGCGCCCTCAGCCCTACCAATACGCTCGCGCAGATCGGCATTCTCGGCGCTCAGGGTGGCATTCTCGGCCTCGAGGGTCGCGAGCCTCTCAGACAGGTCGAAGCCTGAGTTCTCGGCCTGACTACTCACCTGGCTAGTCACCGCGAGACCAGCCGCCTCGAGGCTCTTCAGGGTGACTTTGTAGGCGGCTCGCTCGCTCGCTCGAGGCTCTGTCTTTAGTTGCCCTGACTTCACCAGCCGCCTCAGCGTCACCTCTGACTTGCCAGAGATCGAGGCGGCCTCTTTGAGCGTGAGCGAGGCGTTGTCCACAGTGACAACCTATGCCAGGTAGCGGCGTAATCGAAAACAAGGATTTGTCATTCTCAGGTTGTAGCGTTTACGCAAGGTAAGAGAAAGGCCTAAGCCGTGACAACAGAGTTGAGACCGCGCCTCAAGCGTAAGCAAGGCCGCACGCTCGAGAACACTCGCATTGTCGCGGCGAGGTTAGACCTCGACACCTACGAGCGGATCGCGAAGGCGGCAGAAGCCGCAGGCTCAAGTGTGGCGAGCGTTCTTGAGGTGGCCGTTGCCGCCTGGATCGCAGAGCACACTCGCGAGAAGAGAAAGGCAACGCGCAAGGCGTAGCCCTGATAAAGAAAGGCGGCCTAGAAAGTGTCCGCAGAAATGACAAAGGCTCAGGGCGGCAACCCCGAGCCTTCAGAAAGGCACGCTCAGCCGCAAGGCTCAGCGATCCCTAAAAAGTGTCAGCAGGAGTTTGACACGGATTTACAGGCCGCGCAGGTATTAGCGCCTGACCAGCGTTTTTCTGAGTGGATTATTGACGGAAACGCCTACGAAATACCAGCCGCCAGCGAAGGCTCGCCCTACGAGAGCATTTCTTTTGAGGTGCTCGACATAGCGCAGGCTCACAAGTGTCTCGGCGACCTCTGGCTTTATGTGCGCCTCAGTCAGTATGTCCGAGCGCCTCAAGGACAACTCACCGCCGAGCCCGTGAGCACAGAGGCGCTGGCAGAGAACTCAGGCCGCGACAAAAGGACTATTCAGCGAGCACTCAACCGCCTCGAGAAGGCTGGCCTCGTTGTCAAAGTCGAAACGCGCCAGCGAGCCACCTGGGGAAACACGAAGCAAGGCGGCAACGCCTACCTACTCGCCTACCGAATGCCGCGCAAGCGTGAAGCCTTGCCTATGAGCGTGACAACCGCCGAGGCCGTGAAGGTCAAAGGTGCTCAGAGGATCGCGCCGAGTTCGAGCAACCGCAGAGGCTCGAAGGCAACCGAGGCACAACTTGACTACTTGCGGCAACTTCTCAGCAAGGCGGCCTCTGAAGATGACCTGGTGAAATCGAAGCAGGAAGAGCCAGGCGCGACGAAGGCTCGCTACGAGCGCGGCATTCTCGGCATTGTGGCAAAGGCCTACGGCGAAACGCACAGCCGCCTCGAGGACTTGAGCAGGGCTCAGGCGAGCGAAATGATCGCTCTCTTAGAGACAGGCCTGAGGATTATCGGCAGGTTTCACGGCTGGCTGAAATCGGCTCACAACAGCGCAAGCCGCGAGGAAATACTGAGCGACAGCCGCGAGCAGGATTTTCAGATTTGGTCGATCGCAGTAGCACTTGGCGAAATGACACCTGACACAGACTTTGCCTTTGAGATCGAGCAGGCCTCGAGCGTGAACACAGAGGCGGCAAAAGTGACAGTCACCTACACAACTTCTGACGCGAACGGCGCAAAGAATGTCTCTCAGAGTGTCAAATCTGACAGCCTGAAGGTAATAGGAATAAACAAGTTAGAAACAGATAGAACTATCTCAACTACGCGCTCTCGAGCGAGCGCCGAGCAGGTTTCTTTTCTTTCTAGCCTTCTTAGAAAGTTTTCACCTCTCGCCTCAGCCGTAGTTTGCGACCTGAAAGGCGTGAGCGCGATCAGTGAACTCAGCAATCCCGAGGCACTCGCCCTAATCAGCGCCCTCAATGGTGAACGGCCTGAGACCCTCAACGCCCTACGAGAAGAAATCGAACGGCGCGAAGAGCAAGCGAAGCGAGACCGCCAGGCAAAGAGTGAGGCCTATCACGCTGAACTCGAGGCAACTCGCTCGCCTATGCCGAGCACTCTGAAGGCAGTGATCGAAGCGACCAAGCAAGGCAAGGCCTTAGATGTTGCTCTTCTCTCAGCGATAAGCGACCATTGACAGGCAACATTCCACGAAACACAGGCGGCGCAAGTTGAGCACGAACGGACACAACGGCTTCGAGAAAGACCTTGATGACGCAAAGGCCGAGGCTGAGGCGATAAGCCTGAGGACACAAGGCCTTACCTATCGAGAGATCGCTGAACGAATGGGTTGTGATACCTCGACAGCCTGGCGGCGTTGTCAGCGAGCACTTCAGGCCGCGCCTGTCGAAGCGGCGACTGAGCACAGGTCGCTCGAACTCTTACGCCTTGAGGCGCTTCACGCGGCCTTCTGGCCTAAGGCTCTCGAGGGAAGCATTCAGGCGGCGAAACTCATTCTCGCCACAATGGAACGCCGAGCGAAACTTCTCGGCCTCGACAGGCCTACTGAGATAACTCTTGAGCACTTCTCGAGCGCCGACATTGACGCTGAGGTTGAGCGCCTGTCACGGCTTCTAAGCAACTAGTCGAAGCCCTTGCTCGCTCTCGAGCAGAGCCTTGACGCTCGAAGGGTAGAAACACTTGCCACCGCGAGCAGGCGCGAAGCCCTCGCGCTCAAGGATCGCGCCAATGCGAGCCAGCGTTTCACCGCCATTACGCAAGGCCACAGCGCGAGCGACTACTTCAGTGGTGGTGAGAGGCAGACCGCCGACACGCTCACCGCGAGCCTTCTTTGCCTGAGCCGCCTCACGGCAACG